AACAATAACGCGAGGAATGTCAAACATTGCCGCGAGCATATCTGTTGTAATTGTCTGTGACGATGTGTACTTGATACGGTCAACTAGATCGGGATGATTCTTTAGATTTTTGAATACATCATATCCGAGAACCAAAGTATTTGCTTCCATACCTGTTACAGAAAGGATGCTTGACTTAGCGTTTTCAATATCATTGATTGGGTCTGATGCGGTGTAATCCGACCATTGCTTGACCTGACCTGTTGTTGGAGTTCCAGAAACACCTGTTACATCTGTTCCCCATACACTTGTTGTGAAGAAATCAGATACGAATTGAAGTTCACGGCGAAGCATTAAACGGCGAGTGACAAACTCTGTTGCCTCACGAAGAGGATTCAAAGGTGTATCAGCGTTCGCCATGGTCTGATCGTCAACGTCTTTATGGAAAGCAAAAACGTCAGCGTTATAAGTTGCTGTCGAAAGAGAATATCCTCCACCAGCAGACTCAGTACCCGGCGCACGGCGTTGAGCCTCGTCACGGAACCAGTCATTCTTGTCGTAAGTGAAATACTTATTAGATTTCTTATCAACAGGAATTACTGGAAATACTTTATCAGCAATAAAGTTGTCTTGGTTCTGAAGATAAGCAACAGAAATGTTTGTAAGAATTGCGTCAATATGGACGCTATTAATATTTGGTTGTGGCATTTTTTATCCGCTCCTTAGTTCGCTCTAGTTGCATTAGCGCAGTTAATAACCGCGGTCACAACGTTTGCATCTGCCGCAGAAGCGGTAATGAGAGTTCCAACTACATACTTTGTTGTATCTGTGGTAGCAAGAGCAACTGCCTTGCCTGTTGAACCTGTTCCAATTGCGGATGGAAGTGTAATTGCGGCACCCGCAACAACTTTTGTTCCACCAACAATAAGAACTTCGGCTTCTTGACCTGAAGTTGGCGCGTTCTGAAGAACTCCAATTGCTACATCTGTATCAGCGGCAACCGCAATTGCTTGACCTGAAGAGTTTAACTTAACGAAGTTGTATTGCTTTGCGGAAAGGTCTGCACCTGCTACGAGGGTGACCTTAACCGAATAATTGCTAAATTCGTATGCCATGGTTTAGGCACCTTTCTCGGATAGGTATTGGCTATAAAGGTCAGGATTATTAACCGCAATATCCGCAAGAGCGACCTCGAATGATTTTGCGACACCTTCTTCAACAGCGGATTTAGCCATGGCAGTCATTCGACCATAAGCATCCCCACTCTTGAAGTCTGCGGATTTGCCGATTTCCGCAAAGATATTTGCGCTTTCAGCCTGTGCATTTACGGAAGTCAAAACTTCCTCAAGTGCTTTCGCTAAAGTTGCGTCTATTTTCGCCACTTGGCGAAGTGCTGGTCCAACCTTTTCGGCATTTAGAGAAAGATGTGACCATTCTTTTGCTTTTTTAATTGATTCCGCATCGGCTGTCGCTTCACGTTCTTTGCGAAGTTCTTCAACAGCGTCATTTGCAGTTTTTTTCAAATCTTCAACCATTTTGATAACTGATTCAGGAGCAGACTTCAAAATTTCGTCTAAACCATCAACCGATTTTCCCATTGCTGGTTCGGAAGATTCTTCTTTAGCCGAATCTGCTAATTTGGCTTCTAGTTCAGCAATTTTTTTCATTGCTTCTTCCATAGTCATTTCAGCCTTTTTAATCTTTTCATTATCAGCCTCAGTAGTGTAATCTTCCATATTGGAATCCTCCTCGGTGAGCGAATTGTCTAAGACGTTCTGAATTTCAGATTGATTAGTTGATTTCATCACCAACCAACCTTCGTGTAGGTGAGCAGGGTGGTCTACCCCACTTGTTTCTTCAATGGCAAGATTTACCATTTTGCGAGCGCGACCAGCCATATAACTCCTATCGAAAAAAGATTTTTAAGTAAGTATTAAATAATAAAAATCTCGGTTCTTGACAGGTATGAGAATACCATATATTAAAAAAATGAATTTTTTACAAGTTAATTAATACTTTTGTTTTAGCAATTGCACTAATTAAATCTGGACATACACACATTGAATGTGGGTTATCTTTTACACAAAAACGAGCAATTCTAAAATGAAAATCATTGTCATCCATTTTTGTCCAAATAAAAAAGGCTTGAGAATCATGAGGCAAAGAAATTGCAAGTCCAACATAACCCGGAGGAGTTGTAACTTTTTTTGCTTCAAGTCCAAAACTTTTTATTATTTCTTGAGTAGTTTCTATAATAGTAATCACATACCACCAGCGCCGGGTGTGACCATATCGCCAGTTGAAACATTTTTTTCTTTAGGCATTTTATCCCCACATTGACGAGTTATCCGCAGGTTTTTCTACGGGAACTGAAGTATCCTGCAAAATTTTTGGAAGTTTCTTTTTCTTTTGTTGATTTATTATTGTATCAACATGAACGTCAGAGGCTAAAGGACCATCGGTTGTAGCCGTTGCTTCATCTTTTTCAACATCTTCCATATCAACATATAAACGTTCGGCTTTACCGCCGATTGAATATCCAAGAATTTTTCCGCTTTGTACGAGTTCCCAAGCCCAAGGTTCCCAAATTACACCGAGAAAAACCGTATCTGGTGGATAAGTATGAGTTTGACTTGAACCATCTGTTTGTTGAACTGGCACAGTAAGTTGATAAGGAAAAGCCATAATTTCAACCCATTCACCCGCAACAATTTCTTTATTATGCTGTAAACGAATTTTACGATCACCAGAACGAACGTATGTCCAAACCGCATTTTGTAATTCATCGGCAGAAGTCCATTCAGCATGAGCATCCAAACTATCTGGGATATACATTGCTCCGAGCGTATAACGTTTTATATCTTCGGCTTTCGATACTTCATAAACCCCAACTGATTTTGTCATTTTCTCAAAAGCATTTGGATAAAGTTTTTCAGCCATGTTTTCGTCAATTTCATCGTAATCTATTGAACCTTCAACTAATGCTTCTACAATTCGGTCAGAAATTTTCCATTCATTATCATCCCAAGATTCTTCGCTAATGCTGTTTGGAATATCAAGATTTAACCTATAGAGCATTACAGGTTTGTTTTCATTGTCTACTCTTACAAAATATCTCATTTTTAATCTCCCTTTTATTTTTAGTATATCAACTAAGGTTAGTTATACCAAACCAGCCTGTTGAGCAGTTTCAAATTGTTGCACGATTAGGTCACCAATGGTCAATAGAGACTGGTAATTGGCTGGCTTAGGTATTGACTTGGCTATTTCTACCATTTGATCCCAAGCCCTTCTACGGACCTCATTATCGTGGCTTTCACGATACACCTCAAGGATTTTATGAAGTTTGTTTTCTTTAATATCAAAAGATTTTGCAGTATGAACTTGAAGTTCAACCGTAAGTCCATTTTTCTTAGCCTTGATATTAACGCCATCATAAGGGTCGCCGGGTTGCCAGAAATTTTTTGTTCTAAGTTTGAACCCAGCCGCTTCCATGGTTTTTACAGTTTGCGCTAAGCCCTCTGAGTATGTGGCTTCAGGAACAACCATGGTGTATCTAAGCGCATCCGAAACAGCATTTGCGGCATTTTTAACATCACCTTTGAATTCTTTCTTTGCATCCCCATCAATTTTACGAGCCAAAGAATCTGTGCTTTTGATTCTTTGTTCTAAAGAATTTGTCCCATCGGGAAGAGTGGCAAATTCACCGCCGCTTTGCTTTATTAAATCGCTCATCATTTGAGTAACTGCTGGTTCTGCTCTAAGGGCTTGCGCTCTTAGGGCTTTTGCTTCAGCAACCGCTTGAGGTGAGCGTTCAGCAATCGGAGCAACGTCTGGTGCCATGGGAGGAACAGAATTTACTGACCCACCCGAGCCACCCGAGCCAGTTGCGAAACGACCTATTTGATCGTGGTTTGGATTAAATTTAAGAAAATAATCTGATTCATTTGATAATTTCTTAAAAGGTATTTCAGCAGAATTCAAATCTTGAGCCAAAATACCATGTGATTCTGACCAAGATTTAGCCTGTGTCAGCGCATCTTTAATATTTGTATCCATAACAATAACTGGAATTTTGCTATTTTTTCCCATTAATCCCATAGCGGCGGCGGCCGCCCAATGATGATGACCGTCAACTACAAAACCATCTTTTGAAACTAGAATTGCTTTATCTGTTGGAATTCCATCTTTTTCGAAATGTTCATAAAGTCTGGCAGTTTTTGTAGCAGAAATTTCTGATTGACTTGGCTTTAAGTCCATAGCATTTACTTTTTTTAATTCTGTTGAAATTCCTTTATCAGCCATATCCTGAATAAATTGTTTACGCATTTCCATAGGAATTTGTGGCATATCTTTTCTTTTAATTCCGAGTCCTTCTCCTCCAAAAAGAGTATGACCGTTTACTTGTAATTTTGTAATGTCTGGATTATCACCACGTTTAGCCATGGTTTCAAGAAATTTTCCAACATCTTTTGCGTCAATATGTGCGGGTTTTCCCGCAATTAAATCATCCGCTAAATTGTTAAATTTAGAACCGTCACTTGAATTTGCAGAATTATCGCCTGAACCGCCTGAACCCCCTGAACCAGTTGCAAACCTACCTACTTGATCGTGGTTTGGATTAAATTTTTCTACAGTAGCAATTTCCATTGCATAACCAAAAGGTGTGAGGATTAAACGGACATCACCAATATTTGTTCCAGTTGTTTTAATTACATCTTCTACTAAAACTTGAGGCAAAGCGGTACCAAAAGATTCTAAATCAGCATCTTCAATGTAATCAATTTCTAATCTAACATCTTGCCACTCATCATCAATTGGCATTTTAATTCCGCGCCTAAACATTTCTGAAGTTGTTAAATGATGAACTTCCAAATTGGCAGGGCTAAAAATATTCTTATGTAAACGTTCGTGAAGCGAAATTAATTTATCAGTATTTAATTCAATTAAGAATGGTGCAATATCAACACTTTTATTCATAGAATTTTCCACTTCAGAAACTTTTGCTTTTACCCAAGCAAATCCAGCATTTCCTCCCCAAGCATCCCAAGCAACTCTGCCGTGAGATGGAAAACCTTTTTCACCTTCATTAAAACCCTCCGCTTGTTTGTCTACTTCGTGACGCGAAAAAAAAGACTTCATTCGTTTCATGGTAGAAAATGAAATACTTTCGCCGTTTGCTAATTGTGTGGCTCTGGTATGCCCAACGGAAGTAAACCCTCCACCAGCCTTACCATCAGCAATCCATTTTAACGCTCTTTTTGCAGAAGATTGAACTCCCTCTGGTGGAGTTAAATTATTATTAGCCATTTACTAATAATATCGTAACCAATTTTAACTTTGGTTTATTTTTTTTTACTCAGGTTCAATTGCACCTTCATCAACCATTGAGTCAAGAAGTTTTGTTTCATCTTCATCTGAAGCCAATTCCCCATCCATCACATCTGTAGTATCTGCCCACTCATCGTAAAGTCTTTGAGTAGCCAAAAGTCTTTCTTCTCTTGTAGCCATTTCCCCTCCTTTTGTTATTGTATATTATACCACAGTTGTTATTAAGAAACTGGTCTTTGTCTAGGCGAACCAGTAAATAAAAGATTGTCTTTGTTTCGATCAGTTGGTGGTTTGATTTTAATGTTATAACCTTCTGAATTTACAATTTTTTGATATTTCATTGCGAAACCGTATGTCATTTGTTTTCCTACCCAATTTTGTAATCCTTTTTTGTAACCAAGGGTTGCAAAATCATTTGGAATAGGAAAATTATTGTTGGTCATAGGATGATAATTAAGGTTTGACCTGTGAAATCTTAAATACGAAGCATTTGTTTCACCCGTCACTTTATTTATTAAATAATCGGGTGACATTGCCTTCATTAATCTGTGGTAACGATTAACAATTGCTTTTGGAACATTTGAAGTGTTGTTGTGAAACCCCATATTCATTCCCATTGTTAATAATTCATTAAAATTTTTGTTCATATAATCTGGATTCCAGTCAAAACCTGCTCTTGCCCATGTACGAGCGCCGTCCCATGCTGTACCTACTGTAATTTTATGAAGCCCTATATTGGCATAATACGCTTCAGAATTATGGATTACTTTTCTTCCGACTCCAAAACCTTTATATTCATCCCGAAAAGCGTGATGAATTGCTAAATAATCATGTTCTACTTGAATTCCATTAGAACCATTAGTAAAAGTTCTTATTATACTCCCAATAACTTGTTTTGTATTTGAATCAATAATATCTCCTTTTATTCTAAGTTCACCGGCATAAGTTCGTATGTCATTCAATTTTATCTCAACAGTTGTTTTTCTTCCACTTGCTGTTATTCCTTTTGTTTTAACTTCATAAATTTGCTTAAACGAATTAAACATTGCTGTTTGTTCTGATGACGCATTTGAAGCACCATTGTCAATCATATTTCTTAAGGCATCGTGAGAAGGACCTTTTCCGCGCATTTGATTTTGTCGGTAAGTCTGCTCCGCTGTATATCCACCTTGAGCATATCCTGAACCAGTTGTGAATCTACCTAATTCATCATGGTAAGGGTTGAATTTCAAAATGGGTTTTAAGCCCGCGCCAAAATAAATTACTCGGGTTTTTTTAACTTGCCCCAAACCGTTTTCGCCCATTCTTCGATTTCCAAATCCGTCATCTCCGATAAGTTCGTTGGCAATTCTACCGCTTCCAAATCCGTATTTTGTGACACCTGT